TAGCCACACAAGCAACTGTGTTGCCCATTGCCTGAAACGCAATATTATTAGCCATCAGTACACCTTGCCCCCACCACCAGATGTAGGTGACTTCTTAGTGTTGTAGCTAGGAGTGCCAGAAAAGTCTATTACAGCTCTAAAGCCACCCATAGGGAGCTCACCTGGCTGCCATCTTGTTTGACCGCCTGTAGCATCTCTGGGCAGCTGTGGGCGCACAGCCATGCCAATTTGCTGGTTATAAGCCTGTGGACGTTGCACAGGAGCATCTTGCATCTTCCTGTTTTCACGACCAGCACTAGGAATGTTCTGGTTGGATCTGTTGCTGCTTGGCATTATTGCGCTCCTTTTGTGTAACTACTAAATAACTGAACACTACGAATATACCAAGGGTGGATACCCTTGTCCAATCCCCCGCCCACATCGTGTAACAAGCCAGACCGCAGCTCATCGTGAGAGCTAAGATTGTGATCAATCGGTCTGAGATGACCTCTAACGCTAGGCGAATCAATGCTATTGAATCCATTTTGTATACCCCTCTGTTGAAAAGTAATCATCATATCACTTCTCGTCATCATCATCTAACCCCATAAGACCAGCTCCCCATTCATCATCGGAGAGTTTTAGCTTGATAGCCTCTAGTTTTAGAGCTCTGTCTAGCACTTTTGTCTTATCGGTAATTGAGGCAGTTGAGTCCAACATCACCTCTCTCAGCATGGTGGAGATAGCCTCCTCCAGCTCTGGGTTGATACCCTTGTCTTTTTTCTTGCTCATCTGCACCCCCATCTACGTCTAGCAGCCTTACCTCGTTCACCTTTCCAGCTCTTAGACCTGGCACAAAATGACTTGTGCCTCGGACCAGACTTCTGGGGCTTTTTCAAATTACTTCCAGTAGCACGGTTGTACTTCTTTCGACCCTTCTCGGTCAGACCGCCACCCTTGGAAACTGATAGCTTTTCACCCCTTCCAACAGAAAGATTAGGCTTTTTATCACTCATCTTTTAGCCTTCCGCTTGCCACCTTTCTTAGACTTCCTGGCTGTGGTCAGCGCAATAGCGATGATCTGCTTGCGAGGTCTGCCACCCTCTTTGGTGAGCTTACGTATGTTGGTGGAGATAACCTCCTTGCTAGAACCTTTTTTGAGTGGCATAAGTCCTCCTATTTGTATTGCTCTTGCGGTGTGCTTATCGCTGCTGGAGCTACGATTGGCTTTGTAAATAGCAATGGAGCTCGTTTGACCCTTTGCTCCGCTAATTTTGCTGCCTGTAGCTTTTCTGCCAAACTTTCTGCTGTTTTGCCAGGAGTCATCAGACTTTTCTCTAATGCCGATGCCGTGGCTGGTTTCATGCCAGTTGCAGCACCGTAAACACTAGGAGCTAACTTTAGAGCTGCTAAATTAAATCTACCGCTCATAATGTCATTTAACAAGCCTAGATCAGCAGATCCACCGTGCTCTGCCACATCTACACCCATACCAGCGGTTTTAGATCCAGACTTAGGCAAATAGTATGCTCTGGCTGCAGACATCTGAGACTCAGCCTTCATCATCTGCTCAAAGTTATTAAAAGCCTCCTCAGAGGGAAATATTGCTCTTAACTTTTGCCTGTTGCGCTCAGATCCAATAAGAGACTGAGCCATGTTAGCCATGTCTTGCTTGCCACCAATAAGATCTCTGATAGCTTCGGCTGCACCCAGTCTGAAATATTCTTTCTCACTTTGGGTCATCTTGCTGAAATCATCAGCAACTTGAGATGGGTTGAGCTTTAAAAAATTCTTTCCCTCGTCCAGCAATCTTTTGGACTCAGAGACCCCTCCCCAGGCAGATCTTGCTTGTTTGTACAACGGATTGGCTTTGTCTAGATAAGCAAGGTAATCATTTTTTAAGTTGATCAATGATCGACCAACTGTGTCATAAACACCATTTTGCTGGTGTTTATCAATAAGATCGTCTAAACCTCTTTTAACCAGATCCAGAGCTTTGAAGTCTAAAGGCTTTGCCTGTTTTGCCAGTTCCTCAATGTTCCCTGGTATATCTGGAATTGCCTCACCCTCAATTTTGTATATGCTCTTGCCAGTTGACAAAGCCTCGGTGGGAATACGTTTTAAAAGAGTAGCCAACTCTGGAGTGTTATTTATTGCTACTGCATTAGCCTTCTTGTATAAAGGATCAGATGCCTCTTTTCTAATGGTATTTAAGTCTTTCTGCAGCGTATAGACATCTTTACCCTTACCCTTCAGCATCAAATTCTCAACATCTTCATTGATGCGGTTGTACTGGTCTATCTGTCTTGCATTCAAGAACTCTGTAGCAGTTTGCCTAGTTCTACCAGGGACGTTAGTTCCTACCCGCATAAGAGCTTGCAAGTTCTCACCGCCAACGTCAGCGAGGGTAACCTGACCTGGCTTACCAGCAGCCTGTAATCTACGGTCTAATTCTTGCAAAGATATACCGTCTGCATTTAACGCATTCAAAATGCGCCTCATAGCATCTTTTTCTGAGTCACCAAATAGATTGCGCACGACAGGACGTGCAGCACTAAACGCTGTGCCAAGGGCAGCACCAAACTTACCTCCCATTACTGCGCCCCCGATAGCATCAGTAATAGCATCATCCTCAGATGATCCATAACCAAATTTGGCTCCAGCCTCCGCACCAGAGATACCCGCTTTAAGAAACTCTGGCATTCTTTCCATCAAGCCAGGAGCATATTTCTCTAAGGCAGACAGAGCAATATCACTTGTTAATCTTGCCCCCTTTGCTATTGGTTGAGCAAATGGAGCTGTAGATCTGGATGATATAGCCTCGACTGCAGCTGGAGCAAAAGCACCAGCAATTTGCAACCCAGCAGCTTTGTAAGGATGCTCTTTCTCGTATTGTTTTAACTGCTCACGTTCTGCTTTGATAGCTTGTTCAGCAGTTGGTGCGCCAGGCAGCATGGATCTAGCTCTACCCATAGCCTCTTCACCAAGACCAAAAGTTGCGCCTTGTATGAATTCTTTGTACTGAGGTCCACCAGGAATAGGATCTACTGCAGCAAACTGTGCAAACGGATTTTCAGATTTCTCAGTAGTCTTTGCCTCAGTCGGTGCTGTACTTTTTCCTTGGACAATATCGTCAAATGGGTTAGTAGCCATGTTAGAACTCCTGTCCTGTCTGCTGCTTAAACGCATTCCTTAATGCTGCTTTTCTTCTTTCTTTTTCTTCAGCGGGTACATTTAACTTATCAATACTTTTTAATGCCTCGTCAGCATGACCTCTTAACTCAATAACCTTTTCTGGTGTTACTGATGGAGTAGTGCCTGTCCCACCAAATGCCTCAGCAGAAGTACCGTGTATGTCCAAATATCTTTGAACATTAGCAGGGAATCTTTGTTGAAAATCTTGTCTTCCTGTAGATTGCTCGTACTGCAGCTGAGTGGTTTCAATTCTGCGCTTGATCAACTCTCTAAGAATGCCAATAGCCTCTTTCAGCTGTTGAGGAGAGTTGGCAGCACTTAATAGATCTCTAGCTGCTTCACGATCAGCAACTCCACCAGGACCGCCTTCAATAGCTCTAACAATCTCAGCAGACACCGCCTCTTTAGCTGTGTTGAAGTTGGTAACTTGTGGGTGACCGAGCTGTGTCTTAATATAGTTAATTGTTGCGTTTGTAGCAACACTATTCTTGTTGTTCAATGCTTCAGCCAGTTTGTCGATGGCTTCTAAGTGACTAGCCACAGTAACATAAGAACCAATCTGTTTTCCACCAGCAAACTGTGGATCATTCCAATGGTTCAAAGATTTTGTCCTGTTTCCATAATCACCCTCGTTGTATTGAGGATTGATCTGTCGAACTCTAGCCAATATCTTGTATCTGTCTTTGTCTCGTAAACCAGGAGGAGCCTCTGCATAGTTGGCAATAGCTTGTGCAGCATCTTCCAACTCTGTTGCGTGATTAGGACTAGGCTCACTAGCAGCTGCCTTGTTTATCAACATAGCGTGTCTAAACTTTCTTTCCTCTTCTTGTATACGTAATCTTTCCTCTTTCTCTTGCCTTTGATCTCTTAGCTTAACTGCTTGCTGGATCTTCTCGTAGGCATAAGCCAGACCGTACTTTTCCTGTGCATCTTTAATGAACTGGGCATTGTGTCTAGCAACGGTATCACGAGCTGCAGCCAGACCAGCAGAGCGGTCTTTGGCATAGAGGGACATAGCATCCTGGTACTCTCTTGACAGATTGTCGATGGTTCTGTCCAGAGCCTTCATGTTCTGCTCGTAGGTCTCTTTTTGCTTTTTCACCTGGTCTTCTCTACCCTTTTGATGACCTTCCAGAATGCCGTTCATGGCTGACATCGAGGCTTGTGCGTTGCCTTTTGACTTGCCACCAATGAGGAAACCTAGCAAATTAGTCAGCGTAAACACCGCACCAAGATCAGCCACATTCTCTTTTGTAGGCACAAAAGTGGTGTCTGCACGTTCCTTGATCTTTTTCTGCATCTCAAGTCTGAAAGGATCTTCTCTAGTCTTTCTAGCCTCCTCTGCAGCAAGAGCGGACTCTGCCTTGGCTAATTCAGACTCACCAAATGCTTTTTCTTTTTCCTGTGCCAACTTCAACTCACCAGATTGCTCTGCAGCTTGCACGAGTTGCGCATCTAAATCTTCTTTTGGCTGCGGTCCTAGATTGACTTTCTTGGGCGCAACTGGAGCTGGAGCAATAACATCTGTGCTCGTGCCTAGACCAAACATAGGGTCAAACAATGTTTTGGGTAAAGGCTGTGTAGGTTTATAAGGTATTGTTGCGGTTTGTTCTGGCATGATGCCTCCTTATGCTACGGGTGTGCCTGTTTGTGTCGTAGTTTGCGTACCAGTACCGCCACCAAATGTAGGAGCCACACCAAACAACGTCCTGGCAATGTTTGTAGTGTAGTTGGCAGTAAGCGTGTTGACGTATTGATCTGCCTGTAAACCAGAGCTGATAGCTCCAATAGCGATCTTGTCTCCAACTTGCTGGATAGACTGACCAAGGTTAAATTGATTCTGCAACAAGTTTTGCTGCAAACTTGCAATTTGGTTAACGTCTTGCGCTGCACCGACACCACCTCTAGCAGAGGCAGTCTGAGCCAGACGAGCTTGTGCTGCTTGCAATACTTGCTGGTTAGCGGGAGACAACTCACCTCTAAGAGCCTGTGCTTGCAAAATATTGCCCTGTTGCTGATAAGGAGCTGCCAAGGCTTGTTGTTGTGCCTTTGCCTCCTGACCTTGTGCTTGAGCTCTCTTGATCTGTTGTGCAGCAAGAGCTGTCTGTATACCACCTATACCCAGAGCTCCCAGGGTCTGGGGCGCAGTAAGTGCATCAATAGCTCTTTGAGTGAAAGGCTTTTGCGGTGGTTTTCCAGCATCTGCCAATGCTTGTTTTTCTGCTTTTTCTTGTGCAGCCTCAAAGTCTGTAGGTGTTTGCCCTACTGAGATCTGGGAAATATCTTGCGGTGTGAGGCTAGTTCCTGTTGGCAGCATTGCTGTTACAGGGTTGCCTTGATAGTAGCCACCAGTAATTTGTGTGCCTTGAGGTATGTTTGAAGCCTGATAACCAGCAGTTTGAGGCGCAACATCTGAGGCATCTGCAGCAGAATAGAGCTGAGATGTAGATACACCAGGCAAAGCAGATTGACCAGTTGGTGGTCCAGCTGTTGTGATCTGTTGTTCACCAATGTTTTGCGTAATAGGCGCAGCTTGGCTAGGAGTTGGTGGCAAATTGCCTTGATCAGAGGCTTGTGCAGAGGCAACCTGATCAGCAGAAAAGCCTGTCTCCTCATAAGAGGGAATACCCTCTGGAGTGATACGTCCAGATCCCCCACGACTCTTTAATAGTGCAGCTTCCTCTTCGCTAATAAAGGCAAGTTTGTGCCCAGGAGGAGCTTTGGCTTGCAATAGCTTGGCAATCTGGCGAATATCTCCACCCATGCTTGTCATCTTTTTAATTGCGCTCATGTTATGCCTAGTCCTTCCCGTAGTGATTCTAAATTCCACACATTCTTTTTAGCACCGCCCGTGCTTATATCTCCAACTTCTCCACCAGGAGCGGGTCCAGATGTTGGGCTAGATGTCGTGCCAGTTGTTGCCAGATCAGTTGCGCTGGTAGGTGCAGAACTGCCACCGACACCACCACCCTTTGAACCGATAGCACTTAGACCAGCACCGAGCACCGATTGCAACGCACTCTGAGCTGCTGGTGACAATGTCTGGGGCGAAGTAGTCAACGCATCTGCTGGTTGTCCTTGTATGCCTTCACCAGATCCAGAGGGAGCTAATGAATAGTTCACTCCTCCAGGAGTAAACACAGGGTTAGACAAAGGACTCAATTTGATACCAGGTGTTTCTGATGCAGTAGATTGACCTATTGTTGAGGCATCTAGTCCCGTTGTTGGCTGACCTTTTAGACCAAATCCATCAGGAGAATACGGATTACTTTGCGGAGCAATACTGTAATTGCCCTGGATGTTGGTTTGTATGGGTGGACCACCAGGATCTGCATAGTTTGTCACATACTGCGGGGTTGGTGTTGTCATAGCACCATAAGCCTCACTAGCTCCTTGCGCCCCAGCTGCAGCCAATCCAGATACTGCAGCACCAATTCCAGCCTCTTTACCAATATCTTGTCCTGTTAATGCACCCTTAACAGCACCGCCCACAGCTCCACCAGCAGCACTTGCTACAGGGCTAATACTACCAGAAGCTGCGCCAGAAATAGCTGGACCAGCATAAGGAGCTACCAGTTGAGTAGCCTCTGCACCAGCTCCAGCAGTTGCAGCAGCAGTTGCTATTTGTTTAACATCACCACCATTAGCAGCTGTCACCGCAGCAGCAGATGTGGCAGCAGCAACAGGGGCAGAAAGAGCATAACTTGCGGGTAAAAGTCCTTGTGGACCAATAGCTGCAGTCAGCGCAATGCTTTCAATAATGGGCATAGGATGGTCAATAATGGCTTGACCAACATCACCAGCGGTATTGACAAACTTTTGTCCTGCATCACCCGCTTTATTGACTTCTGATTGAACCCATTTTGTCATGTTAGAACTCCATTACACCAGCCATTTGACCATTAGGCATAGGCATTAGCTTGTAATTGACACCAGCCATCTTGAGTACTTTCTCAATCTGAGGGTTTCCAATCTCGAATTTTCCTTGCTTGAACTTAGCTACTTTCATGGCTTTAGCAAACTCACCAACATCTTTTATGAGCTCTCTAGGTGTTGCAGCCGTGTCCATAGCAACAAGTGCATTGCCATTTCCCTGGTTGTAGTAAGAAAAAAGCGTATTTCCAGATCGAATAATTCTGAACTTAGGATCATTCAAGGCACGTTGAGTCATCTGAGCATGGACTTGTTTTGGATCTTGTCCACTACCAGCAACGCTCTTTGCAATGATCTCTTGTGTTGTCATCTTAGCCATCAGAGTAATCCCAGAGAAGTTGCTATTTGTTGATGAATATCGCTGTGCACACCTATCCAATCGTAGAAGTCATCCTCCACATTGAAGTCAGCATCGAGCAACTGAAAAGGATTATTGAGGCTCAAAATGGTTGCTAGTGACTCGTGCATCTGGTTGTGCACAAGGAGAAAGTCATCTATGTTTTGTGGGTTGATCTCTTCTATAGGATAGAAAGGGGTCTCATATCCTTTCCTGTTAAGTGTCTCAAAGAAGAGTTGATGCTGCAGATAATTCTCGAACGCAAACCTTCCGAGACCTTCTACGTCTCCGAATCTTACATAAGAGAGATCATCTTGGTTCACTTTTTCTTTCTCCAGAAGTTATCACGTATCAACAAATAAATCTTGAGCACGGTATATAACAGAGTTGCCAACAGCACCAGCGTTGACAATGTGATGTTCCCCACGACTGTACCTACCCAAATAATGAGTAGATCTAATACAGAAATGTGAGGATTATCATGGTCCATGTTATACAGCGTAGTAAGGAATCTTAACGACTGTGCCGTTAAGGTCATAGTTGATGAATCCTAGTGGCTGCAATGGCAGACTTGCATTGCCATAGGTTGCGGTAATAGAGACGTTAGCCAGGTGGTTTTGTGTGGTTACGTTAACAGATCCACCAGTTATGGTTGCGTTTGCCAGGGTTACGTTACCAAGGCTAGACACGGTAGATCCAAGTGCAACAACTGTATTGCCAATCGTTGCAGAGCTGTTTGACAGATAACTGTTAGGGAACAACGAGCCAATAGCATTGATGCTGACTGTGTTGTTGCTATTGATGGTCATTGCATCCGAGGTGGACGATGCCCCGTTTGCAATAAAGTGTGCAGCATTAGCGGTATAAGTACCGTATACAGCATCACCACCATGAGAGTACCAGTAAGATGCCTTTGCTAGACCAAAAGAACTAGCTGGACCACCGCTATAGTTGTTGTTGTTAATGCCAAAATTAGCGTAGGCAGAGTAGTCTTCTGTGCCAAGCGTGTAGGTTGAATACGCACCAGTTCCTGTATTTGTGTTTTGCACAAATAAGTATACATAACTGTTGGCATTACCAATCATAGTACTAAGCAATCCTGTGTCTGGACCACCAGACATATTGCCACCAACTGCTATAGGACCAGTACTGGAGCTTGCACCGTTGTAAGGCAATGCCACCGTTGTAAGTGATGCTGTACCACTTTGTATGGTGACGTTAGCAAGTGTCACGTTGCCTACGTTAGCACTTGTACCGCCTAGTGCAATCGTTGCATTACCGACACCAACTGTGCTGTTAGCCAGGAAACTATTTGGAAAGGCTACAGCAACAGACGTTATGTTTGCGTTACCAAGTGTCAAATTACCGACAGTAGAAGTAGTGCTGCCAAGTGTTATGGTTGCATTACCGAGTGTTGCTGTACTGTTGGCTAAAAAACTATTAGGGAAAGTTGCAGATACAGAAGTAATATTGGCGTTGACTACAGTAGCGTTACTGATAGTTACGTTAGCAATATTACCGCTGAGTACGTTGACGTTACTGAAAGATACGTTGTTCTCAGTAGTTCCGTTAATAATAACGTTGTTAAGAGTCAGGTTTCCTAAAGTCGTAGTCGTGCTACTAGCGGTGAGAACAGTATTCCCCAAGGTTATTGGAAACCCAGAACTACCCCCTCCAGCACTACTTACGGTCTTTAGCATATCAGTCCCCGTCCCCAGGTGTTATGTATAGAGTTGCTGTGCCAGTTGTTGCGTTGGCAGAGAAATACGCATTTGGAACAAATGTGATGATCTCGTCTGTACCTGGCAATAATGGCAAGCAATTAGATTGTGATGTCGTTGGTATTGTTGCAGCACCAGCTGCAGCCAATGCACTATTAGCACCATAGCCAAGGATGACGGTAATAGTCCCAGAGTTGATGATCCTGTACTGGTTGCCACCTAGTGTGCTAGATGGTACTTGCACAGGACTTGTCGCAGTAGTTGTCGCAGAGATGACTACTGTGTTACCGCAAGGAGAGAATGGTGCTGATACTGACATTTATTCACCCAATTTAGGCTGCGATGCTAAAAATGCTTGATATGCAGAAACTACTTCAGAAGTCCACACCGCAGCAGCAATAGCGGGAACTGGAGCTGGGTCTGATTGAGCAGCGGTGTCACCAGGAGTTCTAATCCATCTGTGAAAATCACGAGCAACTTCTACACCATCCTTGGTGATGATTTCTGCTTGTCTTACTTGTAAAACACCGTTTTGTAGGGTTTCTACTTTGTCAATAACTAATGTTGATGCGAGTGTCATTGTGACTCCTTAGAATGATGCGTAATATGAGAGACTAAAAGAATAAGTGTAATTTGCCAAATAAACTGGTCCTCCACCAGTTAATGTTTGTATATTGATTAAATTTGATCCGCTTGGTCCTGTATAAGCACCATAAAAACCACCAGTTGTTTGAGAATCTCTTGCAGCCCCAATTTGATTTTGATAAGTACCAGATATGCCACTAGAAAAAGGTAAATTTGATATTTGTAAAGTTCCAGATGCGCCAGTAACTGAACTTATTGATATGTAACCACTTACATAAACTAATCGTCCAACTTTAAAATAAGTTGCTGCCGAAGTATAAGTTATTGATCCTGCACCAGGAGCAGCAGATGGTGTCCAAGTCCCTGTCTCATAGTCATTAAGCGTACTATTTGTAGTAGCTCCAGAATTGTTAAAAACAATACCATTTGTTCCTGATGAGAAATTTAAATTAGTTGATACAGTTGGGTTTGCAAGTGTTACGTTACCAATCGTAGACACCACGTTACCAAGTTGCGCTACTACGTTTCCTATAGTTATAGGTGTTGCAAAATTGCTGTCTAATTGAGACAGGGGAATAGCAGATGTTGCGCTACCAAATGTATAAGTTACTGGCATATTAGAACCTCACTCTTAACTCGTGTTCGAACTCAAACGTGTTTACTACAAATGCAGCACTATTTGATGTCACAGTAAGTCCCAAGTACTTACCATACTGCGCTGCATCACTCTTGTACAAATAATATCCAACCTCTTGCAACCAGCCAATGACCGCAGATGAATTGTTAATCCACGGTATCGTTGTCCCTACGTTATTAGACCAAGTGACAGAGGTGTTTGTCAATGAATAGACTTGACTAGCACCATTTTCACTATCGACAGTCGCATTAAATTGACCACCAGCTGTAAGCGTTGCCTCTATACCGAATTTTAACGCTTGCTTAGTCCTGATAGGGTCACCCATATCTTGCAATGCGGTCTGTATATAACTGCTAACTGGTGTTCCTGTGTTGGAATACAGCTGATATAACGCATTTGCAACAGTCCCGTAGAGGTTAACCTTGCCACCAATAGGTGCAGAAGTGACGTATTGGATGGCTCCTTGGTAGGTAATGAACCATTTTTTATCAAAGAAAACCGCCTGGATGTATCTATTTCCACCAAATCCATACGGGCAGCTGCCATTGACGTAGAAGTTGAATACAGCGCAAAGGATGTTGTTAAGCAGAGCCTGACCAGCAGTAATTGGCTTGCTGAAGTCGATATAAGGGAAAATACCGTCTAATGGATCGCTGATCTTGGTGGTTGTAGATCCGACCAGGGCATAAACACCATAGTCGTTCATGAACAAAATACTTCTAAAGTATGCAAATATAGCGTAAATACGCTTAGTACCGATAGATGCAGAGACGTTGGTATTTGTGAACACCGTTTGTCCAGATGTAGTCACCTGGAGGTTAGAGAACACGTTAATACTGTCCTCACCAAATATGTAGAGGAAGTTGTTGGCTGAAATAATAGCCTGGATGTTGTTGTGCAGCGTAGAGTCAACCATGTTGAACGACACCGCAGACACCGATGTGAAGTCTGTGGGGCTCACCGCAGAGCTTGCATAGACGTTACGACCAGCAGCCACCCATAATCTGCCTGAGAAAGAGGCTACGTCAACAATAGAGTTGGTGTTCAGGATGACTGTAGCATTTGCGCCAGTACCACCGTTGTAGCTAGGGATGGTCAGAGTAGGAACTGAGGTATATCCAGCTCCAGGGTTGTTCATAATGATCTTGGAGACCACATTTCCCGTCACGATAGCGGTTGCGTTGGCTGGTGTTGTGTACCCGCCACCACTCAAAGTGACGTAGAAAGAGCCCTGGTTACCGTATCCAGAGCCACCGTTGGTCACTTCAATGGCAATCGTGCCAGTTGCAAAGGTTGTGACTTGCGCAATAGCGGTTGCTGTGACGTTGCCACCACCGCCTGTGAGGGTGACTGTAGGCTGAGAAGTGTAGCCAGACCCAGCATTTGTGAGCGTGATGCTGTTCACAATACCGCTGGAGAGCACCGCATTAGCAGTTGCACCAGATCCACCGCCACCCGTAATAGATACGCTTGGTATTGCAGAGTACCCAGATCCAGAAACTTGCATAGTGATTGCAACCACGTTACCACCCTGGATTGTGGCTGCAGCAGTAGCTTGTGTGCCTCCAGCAACCTGGGGCGCACCTATAGTGACCGTAGGAACTGAGGTGAAATTAGACCCGCCATTGGTCACCTGGATGCTCTGAACACCGCCTACACCCGTTGTAATGGTTGCAACAGCTGTAGCTTGATCTCCTCCCGCCTGGTTTGGAGGGCTAATCGTTACAGTTGGTGCGGTTGTGTACCCCCCGCCTGGATTGGTAATGGCAATAACACCAATAGAGCCGACAGACACAAAAGCGTTGCCTGTCCAGTCAAATAGACCCTTGCTAGGGTCACCTATGTATAGATCTGTGTTCTGATATTGGGTTGCAGACACCCCAGATGAGGACAAATTACCAGCGGTGACGATAGTTCCGACCGTGTTAGAGGTAATGTCGTAGTACTGTAGAGCCCCGTTAGCCTCTGCAGCAACGATGTAGTCATCTGAAATATTGCAAGAGGTCAGGTAAGTGACGTTGTTGGAGAAGACAACTGCGTTGCCAGACGAGTTGTTGATGTAATTAGACTGCGGAGTAATGCGCAAGTTGCCTGGACCGACAGGCATAGCATTCTCCAACCAGTAGAACTCATCTTTGTCGATGGCTGTACGGTTGGCTTTGGTATCAATACCCCTAAAGTTCTTGATTACCGCATAGCTTTTCTTTTGCTCTGCTGATGCCATCCTTAACCTCCACTACTGTAGGGGTCAGGAATCCTTCTTGTAAACGTACTATTCAGTACATTCAAGATGTGCTTGTTGTATTCTTGTTTAAAGATCTCAGCCTCACCATAAGACTGCTCATAGAACTTGGCTTTGTAGGCTGCGTAGTACTGAACAGCGGTGCTGTAAGGGTCAATGATAGAGTCAACGACCGTAGGAGCGGACAAACTTAGAGCTGTGGGCAAAATGTTGGTGTCAATCTCGATGTAGTACGACTGATCTGGGATAGGAGCAATATAAATGGTTTGTTGACCGTAGACAGAGAAACAAATAGGTCTGCCAACATAGTTTTGCCAGTACCGCAGCTGGGCAGTAAAGTTAGTCCAGGGCAGATACCGCATAGGAATACGAGAATTACCCCAGTACAGATTGATGTTGACCACATCATAGGTGGTAATACCTTGCGGTAGTGCTGCAAATGCAATTTGCTCTGCGTTTGAGATGTACTGGAGCTGGGCAGTACCGTCTGCAAAGGGAGTTGTGGGGGGGAATATGTTGTTGCCAGTAGGGTAGGCTGGAGCTGAAGATCCAGAAGTACCGCCTTGCGTGTACTGGTAGACAAAAATATTAGAGAAAACAACTTGACCAGCGGTCACCACCGTGTTTGGTGTCCAAGTTGCAGCCACATTTCCTGTGGGAGAGATGGGAGTGCTGGTTGTTTGAATGGTGCGTAAGCACCCAGTATCTCGGACCGTCCGTTCTCTAGCCTCGTTAATGTACGTTGTTAACTGTTGAGGAGTCCAAAATACATTGGTGGAGTCATGCAACAGATTTTCGACCTGAGTAAGATAATCGTTGAGTGTTGCCATTGACGGTCCATTGTTATGCTACCCGCTTCTGTGAGGACTTTCCCCCCACGTTCCTCTCAGAACGCAAGGGAATTGCCACTACAGCGGAGGGTAATACGCTGTTTTTTCCTGACATTTCAGTCGTTATTTCAAACTGATCTAGCCGTTTTAACCCTTGCTCTAGTTCGCTATGGAAGTGAATCCAACCATGTCGCACTAGGATGTGTTCTCGGTCTTGAAGACCATAACCAAAGAGCTGGACTGCTCCAGCCTGTGGAATTTCTACCGTTGTACCCCGTTTAAAGTTGTACATGACACCGTCAAAGCCTATGCTCAGATCGGTGTCACTACGGTTCGTTACAAATACATTCATCAGAACTGAACAACGTCACCGTAGACATTGAAACTGGCTACGTTTGTGTTGCCACTTGCTGCGCTGACGTTAACGTACAAAGCAGAAGTCACGTTTCCTGTGATTGCGGTTGTTGTTGAGTAAGGAGATGCAATGGTCAAATCCTGGTATCTACCAGCTGCGGTCAAGTTAGCCAGGTTAGTGACTGCTACAACTGCGTTGCTGGTGTTGCCATCGTTGCTAGTCGTGATTGACACGTTAGCAGATGAGAGGCTACCAGATGGGTTGTTAACCGTAATTCTACGGACAATAACCGCACCAGAGCCTACTACGTTTCCAGAATTTGTGAGACCGCCTACGAGCAATGGTATTGCCACCGTAGCGTTAGCCACGGTAGACAAAGATACTGCTTGAGCGGAACCAATGCGACCATTACCAAATGAATCTAAATATAGCTGTGCTACTGCATCTGGATTAGCCATGTTTATTCCTTAGACGTTGTTGTAAGTGCCAGAGACGTTCTGACCGCCATCAATAGTCAAGAATGTGACTGTTGTGTTGGTTGTTGCATTGGCAAACACGTTAACACCGTCAGAGAAAATCACACCGCCTGTGTTGTTAGCGAGTACCAAGGCTTGTGATGTCACGTTGCCTGTGGTTGCGTTAACAGCATTGACTGCGTTAATTGTCACGTTGGCTGTAGGAAACATGATGTACATACCAGCGGGTATGACGTTTCCTACGTTTGTAGCTGCCAGAGTTTGAATCTGAAGATACGCACCAGGTGTGTTTGCGGTTGCGCTTGCAAGGATGATTTTGTTTAATGCTAATGACATTATTGAGCTCCTTACAGGGACAAGTAGTTATAGTTGTTGATCTTAGACATTGACTTGGGCTTGACAGACACCAACTCAGCAATCATAAGAACAGCACCTACGTAACCAATTTGCCAGTTTGGTAATGTGGACTCAAATCCTGTGAACACAAATGAACCTTGCTCATGGATGTAGAGCGAGAGGTAGTTAGTGTTGAGGAAGTAGACCGTACCTTCTGGGCAATATGGATCTGGATAAATTGGTACACCAGCAACCATCAGGGCTCTGAAAGCTGCTTGAGGACCATTGTTGTCACCGTCAAAGCCAGAGCCAGGGGTGATAACGTATTGCTCTTGACCTACGAAGTCTTGAGCTAAAAGTGTCCAAGTACCGAATCCACAGACACCGAAAGATGGCATTTCTGCGCCACGTTTAACAGTACCAGAGATGTATTGGAGAATGTTTTGACGAGTTGGGTTTACGTTTCCAGCGTTGTAAACCTTAGACTGCCACCATGAGTAGGTGCTACGGTTGATGTTACCGTAAGTCGTTTGGTAAGCTGCACCGCCAGTACCATCATCCACAGCTGCGGGTAAACCGATGAACTGTTGGTTGTTGGTTGTGTTGTTATACAAGGCTGTTGCCATTGCATCCATCATCACGTTGGTTGCATCATTCATACGAGCCTCGATCAATGGAATGATCGCTGCATCTTGTTGAGCCACACCTTCCATACCGAGGAACGGCACGGGGGAGATCATCAACTTGAGATCGTATTCAGCGTTGTAAGCACCTTGCTGGACTGATGGCTGGGCAAAAGAGCCAGAGTAATCAGACCATTGAGCATTTACAAACTGTGCGCCCTGGACGGGAACAGTTACAGATGAAACACCACCACTAGCTTGTTGACTGTTTGCAATCAACGCTGCCATGAGCGGGGTTGAGTTGTACAGTTGTACAACGAGTTTAGGTATGAATGCCCGTCTTGTGACATAAGTCAACTCAGTAAACTGACTTGAACCTGTCTGGGGCAGAATTCCTCCACCAATAGCCATATAGACTCCTTAGATGGGCATTACTGCCCTACAAATTACACCCTCTTACAAACCGATTGGACGTGAGGGTTTCCTCAAGTCCGCTAATGCGTTTGCTGCCTCTTGACGTGCAGCACCTTGTGGGTTCTTCCAGTACGCATTGAGGTTAAAACCTCTGATTGCGGACGGGTTGTACCCACTAGGAGTAGGCTTTGCAGCCTGTTTCATGTAGTTATAGTGTTCTGCAGCACTCTCGTGATCTGCAATACGCTTTTCTAGCATGACTTTCTCAACTTCTGGGATCTCATTCTCAGAAACTAAGCCCTTTTTGACAATGTTATGCCTGATCTTTTCGAGGTTTTCTTGCGCTTCTCTTTGAGCAAATTTGGCTTTTAAAGCCTCATTTTCTGCTCTCATCTGCTGCAATGCTGAGTTTGTGTTCTCCTCGATGTCCAGTTCTGGAACTGTAAGACCTGGGCGAACTTTCTTAGCCAACCGTAGGATGTCCTTTCTGGTCTCAGGTGTGTCAGCAAGTTGCTGCATGAGTCCAGCCAGTTCATCCCTCGTTTCAAAAGACATATTTTCTAAAGACATAACATTACCCTCTTGTTTTTTAGATTACTTTCTTACCGTCACCAGGCTTCTCAACTTTCATTCCACCGAAAGCTGCTTTAGCTGCTCCTGACAAGCCACCAAGCTGAGAATAACGAGGAGTGTTAACCACTACTCCATTCTTTTGGTTGTTGTCAGTAGGTCTACGGGGTTGAGACGTGCCTCTTGGTTTATATAAATCCATGTTAACTCCTGTTTACATTGGGGGTGGTGGCATACCTGGTGGCATACCGCCAGGTGGGGGAGGCGCAGCACCACCGCCAGGTGGGACCGTGCCAGGGGGAGGTGCTCCAGCCATAGACATACTCTCAGGAGTACGTCCACCAGCTTGAGGAAGAGACTGCAGCATCTGGATGATTTCAGATTGCTGGAGCTCGTTTGTCTTGTTTTTACGTGGACCAAGGATCTTGTTCAGGTTAGAGATGGAGGAAAGGATAGCCTTGCCCTCTTCTGTGTCAGATCCGATGTTTGCAAGGGACTGCTCTAGTAAGTCTTGAGCCATCCCTAGGTTAATCATTGCAGCCTCTTTCGAGCCCATCTTAGGCTCTGGAGTAGACATGGGCGCACCCATTGGAGGAGCTTCTGCATCTGGGGTCTGTTGCCCTGGCATTTCACTAGGCATAGGTGTACCCGCAGACCTACTGCCTTTCATCAACTCCATCAACTTATCAGCTGGAACGCTCATTTTTACTCCTTGGGCTAGTTTGTAACCACTTACAAACTTTTTGTCAATAGGTGGGGGAGTGGGTTACGACTACTCCCCCGAAGTCGTTAAGTGCAATTACTTGCGCTTGTGTTTGCGTGCTTTACGTGCCATGTTAATGACTCCTTAAAGAGCGGTCACCTACTTTAGAGGGGAGGCAGCCACACCCTTTTTCTTCTCAGAAAATCATCTGCGAGTCTTACGACCCCTTTTTGCGTGTTTGTACATGATACTTCCTTTTTGTTAGTTAGTGCTAACTTCTAGTATAAGACCGTTGTGTCCTACCACCAGACGTATTTCTAACACCAGTTTGACGATACGTCAAGCCAGGTCCAGATGTTTCTTTTCTCAGCGTGTCAGAGCTCACTCTTGGCTGGTCAGCTCTTGGTTGTGTTTGCGGTCCACCAACATTCTTAGTTGCCATCATGCCTCCTTCTTAGACTCTGACTTGTGACCCTTGGGTGGCTGAGGTGGCTGCTGCGCTTGCTTTTGTTCCATCATTGTCAAGCGAGACAGTAGCTCCTCTTTCATTGGGGGCTCAAGTAACTCTATGAGTGAACGCTTGTCGATAGCTCCAGCCTTATGCAAGTTGAATGCGAGTTGCCTGTTGTCTTCCATGAATATGGGAGAGTTGCTGTGTGCATCCACCTTCACCACAAAATTATTTGTGAACTGCTCTGCTATGAACGTGTGTCCGTCTGAGTCCTTGAAATGTGTGTCATCGTACAACTTCATGGACTTCAAGTAAAGTGTTGCTAATTTCTCTAAAGAATCCTCAATGACCAGAGCTCTCTTCTTGGTACGACTAGATCCTAGACGAGCCAGTTGAGATGCGTGACCAGCAGAGCGGACACCCGCCTCACCCTTGCCAGAGAGTACGTTTCCAATACCAGATGCCTCTTCAAACATGGCATCTATTTCTCTCAGCTCAGTAAATAGATCTGGTGGCATATTGGGAGCCATCTTCTCTACCTTGGCATTTGGCATATCGGTAGACAGTAATCCCCCCGCACGGTTGAGTGCGAAATTCTTTTCATCTAAGATGCCTGTGAATCCGATCAGAGCCGTTGGAGGGGAAACTTGTTTTGACAAGAGATCTAAGATCTCGGTCATACGTCTATTGCGCAGCTGCTGCAGATACACCAATCGCTGCACTTCACTTGCGCCCCAGTAGTAGTCATAGAGCGGGTTAGGGCAGATCTGCACAAATGGCAGCTCACCCTTCATAAACATCTGCTCACCTGGACGATCATAGATGATCACATCTGGATCTGCCTTGGTGACAACTCTGTAATCTCTCTCGTCATCATCCCAGATCCACAGCTCGGTCATCTCTACCGTGTCTTCAGCAACTTCAGCCTTGTAGCGATTGCCACCAGCCAAATCCAAATTAACATTACCGTATATAGTAGGGTTAGACTGAGAAATAATAATGCGCTCAAGACCATTCGCAATTTCTGTCCTCTCGTGTGGCATAGAGCCAACTTTTCTC